TCTTGGTGGATACAAAAGTGTGTCTAATCTCCAAACCCTAAAAGTTCCGTCCTCTAACCTTCTGGCAGCAGTCGCAACTGGCACGTTTTTTACTTTTTTAAAATAAGTGTGTATACAAGCCTTTAAAGTTTTGGCTTCCATGTCACTGGCAACTACAACACTGTCTCCAATTCCCATTTTAACGACTATTGGTTTCCACTTTCCACCAATTGGCATTGGTACATCTTTTTCTATTTCGTACATCACCAATTACTCCCGAACACTTTTGCAAACACTTCGTCCAACAGACGATCCATATCTTGACTACTCATTTTCAGCATATCCATAAAAAAGTTAAAGTAAAAAAGCAGATTGCTCCGCCCACGATAATACCGCAAGCAAAACCAATCAGCGCGGCGAAGTCAGTGAGGTTCATGCGGCCTCCTTAATAAACTTGTTTACCTGTAACCACTTTTCGTGGCTAAAATGTTGACCCGACACAAAGGTATGACCGTTTTCAGACATCATGGCTATTACGCGCCCTAAATCAAAACGCTTGCGCCTGTTGTTCCAGAAACAACAAATGTAGCCTGAGTTATAAGATGTGCCGTCTACGCGGCCCAAAACATATCGTTCGTTACCGCTTTTCGTTAAGACCTTTACGCCTGCAAACTTACCGTGTTGCCAGCCAAGAACCCGCTTTACCATGTCCCTATCAAGCATCATGGCGCACACTCATTGCAACGGCATGGAATTTTTGCCATAATCTCTTCCATGGTTTCCCGCAGATCTAAATCGAATGTTAAGGTTAAGCGCCATTCGTCCGCGCAGGATAGGTGGTTTGCCATTTGATCGGCCATTTTCCAAGCGTTATGAAGAAATTCGTCGGGATCGGGACCGTCTTCGTAATGGTCCGCTGTTATAGACGTGGACGATATAACTAAGTTGTCAACATCCCGTAGTTTGATTTTCGCTGTCATAGACATTAGACTTTCTCCTGTTCCAATGAATACAGAATAAACATGGTATGGGATAATGTCAAGTAAATAGTTTACACACGAAAAAACCCTTAGTCAGGACATGTGACTAAGGGCTTTAACGATTGTGCTATCAAACATTTGGAGAATGTCTGCGCTATTTGTACGCGATTTTATGGGATGCGTCAATAGCTTTATCCTTACTTTTTGAATAAACTTCAAACATAACTCTGAGTTGTCCACTTATCGTTCTGCCGTTAACAACAGAGTGTTCTTTAATTTCCTTATACACCTCAATGGGCACAAGAACGCTTTTCCATTTTGTAGTATCCATTGGGTTTACCTTTTTTCTTTATCAGTAAGAGTATATAGGAGTTTATGGGAACTCGCAAGAAAAAACCCTTTTGTCGTCGCAGTGCGAAACCTAGCCGGACAAAAGGGCAGTTAGAAGTAGTGCGCGGACGAGCAGTGCGCTTAAAGCTATACAGCTTCCCCCCAGCTTGGACCTACTTCAATGTCGCATTTGCTAGGGATTTCTAAGACTACCGCATTTACCATTATCTTGGCAATAGCTTCGGCCTCTTCTTTGCTCTTTACGGACATACAAAGTTCGTCATGGACTTGAAGCATCGGAAGATACCCTTCCTTGTACAAATCTACCATGGCTTTCTTTGTCATATCCGCGGCGGACGCTTGGATCAGTCTGTTTAGCGCTTTGTATGTAAAAGCCCGCTTGAGACGGCATGTTTCACCATATTCTAGGATTGCTTCTTGGTAAGGCATAGCTTTTGTCATTTCAAAGGAGTCGGGCTCCCAAAGATTGAACCTACACTTGCGCCCAAGGATGGAACTAATCGCTCCACCGCTTGCTTTGCTGTTCAAACGGTTTGTGACGCCTGTCATCAGTCCTTTTACGAAAGGTACGCGGTCATGGTACTGCTTTACCAAGCTTTTGGCCTCTGATGTCTCAATATCTAGCTGATCCGCCAGTTTTGCGACGCCCATTCCATACATCATCCCCAAGTTAATGGTTTTGGCTTGTTTTCTAGGAATGTCGGCCATTTCTGCAACCATTGTGTGAAAATCCATGTTCGGATCTTCGCGGTAGCTAGTTACAAACTCATCAACGCCCCTTAGTGGCACGTCCCTGCTTTTTCCGTAGACATGAGCATAGTGAACCAAGATCCGCGGTTCCTGTTGCGAGTAATCTATTGACGCCCACTGTTCTCCCTCTTCTGGAAGGAACAAAGACCGTATAAGTGGCCCAATCTCAGGATCGCGGGCCGGGATTTGCTGTAAGTTGGGGTTGTTCATAGAAAAACGCCCCGAAACTGTGCCGCCATCGTCTCCGCGTATCTGATTGATGTGCGAATGCACTCGACCGTCGCCGTGACAGAATTTTAGGATGTTATTGATGAAAGTTCCGCTGGTTTTGTTTAAACTGCGGGCTTGGACGATTAATTGTGGCAATTTCTCACTGTGTTCTGCCAGAAACTGCTTTTTAAACGAGGGCGCACCCTTTTCTGTCTTTGGATACGGTATTGACAGGTCATCAAAGGCTTTTGCAATAGAATTTGCCGCCCATATCTCTACATCTCTGCCGACTAAGCTTTTTATCTCTTTTAGGACTAATTTCTCCCGTTTTAGGATCGCGTCCCGCGTTCTTTCGGTTTTGTCCATATCAACGCGGACGCCGCGCCAAGTCATGTTGACCAAGCAGGGGAGCAAATCTAGCTCTAGGTTGACGATACTCCAGAGGTTTTGCTTACCGATCTCTACTTTTAGGTAGTCCCAGAGTTGCAGGGTAACTTCTGCATCTGTCTGGGCGTAGGGTCCAACGTACATGGCGGGCATTTTCCACATGTCTGCCTTTGGATCAAAACCAAACTCTTTGGCGGCTTCTCTGAGTAGGCTTTCGTTCTTTGCCAGCCCCAGATATTCAAACGCTAGTGAGTTTAGTGCATAGGAAAACTTATTTTCATCCAGAAGCGAAGCAACAACCATTGTGTCGATTATCCGCCCGTTTATCTCAAACCCCATACGTTTGATCCAACCTACGTCATATTGCGCGTTGTGCATTACTTTATCGGCGGGGCAGTCAAAGACTTTCTTGAGCCACTTGTTGACTATCTTTTCGTCTAGGTTTCCGCCACCACGGTGTCGTGTAGGAATATAGCCTGCCCAATCTGCTGTAGCCACTGCATAGCCAACCACTTCACCATCTCCAACAGCCCAGCCGGGTCCGCTTGTTTTGATGTTTGGGTCACGGGTTTCTACGTCGATAGCAATTGTAGTTGCGCCTGTTAGGTCTGGAAGTTCTGCGGGTGGAACCCACTCTGACTTTAGCGAAGGGCTGGCTATTTTAAGCTTCATTTTTGTAACTTTCTTTTTACTGCTTCTATCTCTTGGATCATTTCGTTCTTTTGTGAGAACTCTCCCCCAAGAGCGCTATAACCAACTTTATCTATCCAAGAGTCATCGTGATCCAGAGTATTAAGTAGCCGCGCCGTTTTCACCCAATCCATCATCAACACAACGTGCTGCGGGGTCAGTTCGCCGTGGCTTACCAATGCGCCTTTCATAATAATGTTCCAACCCTCTGCTATTCTGTTGTGGTTGTCGAACGCATCGCCGTAGTCTTTGGCGCGTTGGCCGTTTATCAGTTCTTTTGACAAATCCAGTATTTCATCACGTTTCATCAGAGTCTCCATTTTGGACGGATAAGTTACCAACCTTTTCTTCTGGATAATATACTAGCACCATCGAATTACACTTGGGGCAGGATAGGTTAGTGACCATGCTGTAATCCTCGTGCATACATTCAACGTCTTCACCCTCGTTTGCGGCTATTCCTGTGGAAAAGCTTTCCACGTCACAGTCGTGATCGCCGCCCCAAATAAGTTCTGTCTTGCAATGCCAACAATTCATTGTATTTTCTCCTCGGGATAGACCCATTTATCGCATTTCTCACAGGCATCTTGAGAATATTTGTTCCACCAACATGTCCACTTGTACCCGCAAGCGCATTTATAATTCCAAAGAACTGTCATAAATCATAACTCCATAAATTAGGCATCAATCATCGCAGCTTTCC